TAGAAAAAAGAAAAATAGAGAAGAACAAAATAAAGCTAAAAAACAAGCATCTAATGCTGTATTAAAAAATTCTAAGAAAAATTTACCATCTATTTTAGCTTTACTTTTAACAAATAAAATAGCTGAAGTTGTAGCACAAAATGGAAAGATACAAAAACTAGTAGATGATACTAATGCTATAATAACAGATGCAAATGAATCTGGAGATCAAACAAAACTAAATGCTGCTAAAAATGCTAGAAATAGTGCTATACGAATAATACAAAATAATGAAGAAAAAATTAATGCAATAAGAAGCCAAATTCAAAGAATATCAACTTACATTAATATATTTAATGTCATTATAAATATAATATCTGCTATACCGCTTCCTACTTCTGTTCCTCCCGGTGTAGGTATCCCAACCAGTGTAATAATTAAATTTGTTAAAATATTAGAAAAAGCAAATAAAATATTATTATCATTAAGTGCCTTAATTCCCATCTTATTATCTTCTTTAGATAAAGCTATAGCAACACTACAGGATTTAAAATCACAATTATTAGATATTAATAGACAATTAGATAAATCTGCTACTGATAATACTTTAGGAGCTGCTTCTCTTTTAAGTAGTCCTGACTTATTTGGAGCTACAAGTGAAACTTATAAAGGATATAGATTTGCATTAAGAGAAGAAAATAATCCTAGATTTAATGTAAGAGGATTTAAACGCCATTATGCTGTAGCTATTGATGCTAGTAATGTAGAAGTATTAAAAAGTGAATATTCATTCACGTTAGATCCAAATGACCTGATAGAACAATTAAAATTAGCAATAGATAATCAAGGATTAACAACAGGAAATGGATTATCTTCTCCCAAGGGTAATCCTAATCCATCAAGTACTACTTCAACTTCCCCACAGCAGACTAATCAGCCACCAACTGCTATTAGTGGAATACCATCATCTTCAGTTATATCACAATTATCACGATCAAAAGAAAAACCACCCCAACCTAAAGTAATAGTAGGTCCCGCTGGTGGAACAACAGCTAAAATTCCATTAGGAGTAGTAGAAAAAGCAAGACTTGTGGCTTTAGCAGCAGCGTCCGGCCCTAACCCAGCACCTAAAATAGATGTTGCTTTTATAATAGCGGCCGATACAAAATGGCAATCTGATTATAAAAAATATCAAAGACGTATAGCAGGCAGCGCAAATACAACAGTTTAAAATATTTATTCATATGAACGTAAAATTATTTAAAAAATTAATTAGAGAAGCAGTAATCGAGGCACTTCATGAAGAATTGCCTGATATTATTAATGAGACATTAGCTAGACAAAATAAACAATCTATTAATGAAAATAGAACATTTAATTTTACTAGTGCTGATGTACCGTCATTTCCTCCAGGAAATGTACGTGAATCATTAATGGCTAAAATGGGTGCTGAATTTGGTTTTCAACAACCACAACGCAATGATTTAAAAGTTATTGATAAAGTTGATGAATCAACAGGTGAAAAAATAAACCCATACTTAAATTTTATTGCGGACGCAGCGGCTAATATGACACCAATGGATAAATCAGGACTAAGAAACTTAGAATAATATGCCTATTCCATTAACAACACAAGTTAACCCACTAGATCTGCAAGGTAATGTTGCAGTTGGAATATCTTTACCTTTTAATGGCCCATCAGGACCCTTTAATAAAACATATAGTACTAAAGATCAAATTAAATCTAATTTAGTCAATTTATTACTTACTAATAAAGGGGAAAGGATGTATAATCCAGAATTTGGTGCCGATTTAAAAAGAGTATTATTTGAAGGAATAACTGATGATATAACGGAAATAATTAGTAACCTAATTAGAAGTAATGTTTCTATTTTTATTCCTGAAGTAACAATTGTAAATGTAGATGTAGTAAAAAAAGAAGATACTAATACTATATCAGTTACAGTTCAGTATAGAATAAACATATCTGGAGAAGCAAATCAAATAACAGTACAATTTATATAAAATGGCAGAAAATAGTGTATCTTTTTTGAATAAAACTTTTAATGACTTTAAGACTAATCTTATAGATTATGCTAAAACTTATTTCCCCAACAGTTATAGTGATTTTTCAGACGCTAACCCAGGAGCTATATTTATAGACTTAGCATCATATTTAGGTGACGTTTCTTCATTTTATTTAGATACTCAAGTACAAGAAAACTTTTTATTGTATGCTAAGGAAAAAGAAAATTTATATGCTTTATCATATATGCTAGGATATCGTCCCAAAGTATCCTATGCTTCTACTGTTACCGTAGATATATACCAACAAATTCCTTCTATAATTAACGGGGCTCAAACTATCCCCGATTATAGTTATGGTCTAGTAATACCTGAAAATACTGTACTAACTTCAGCTAGTACAGGAACTAAATTTTTAACTACTGATAGAGTAGATTTCACCGATTCTAATAATACTGAAGTAACATTTTTAAATGTCAATTATTTTTTACTTAAAAAACAAGTAAAAGCTATATCTGCTGAAATTAAATCTACTACTATATCTCCTTCAATAGGGCAAAAATTTCAAACTTTTACTATTTCTGATACTAATATATTACAAATATTAGATGCTACTGACACTAATGGGAATCGCTGGTATGAGGTACCTTATTTAGCCCAATCTTCTATTTTACAATCAGCAACAAACCCAAATTATCAATCAGATGGTGTACCTTATTTAGTAAATTATCAAAGAGTACCGCGCCGTTATGTGTCTCGTTTCCTATCAGATGGTACATTACAGTTAGAATTTGGGGCAGGATTATCAAACTCATCAGATACAACAATATTACCTAATCCTGATAATATTCAACTTGGATTAGTTCCTGGTGTAAGTAATATATTAAATAATTTTAATAAAGCTACTCCATTTTTTACTCAAGAATATGGTTTAGCTCCAAATAGTGATATTACTATAAGATACCTTGTAGGAGGAGGAGTTACATCTAATATATCATCTAATGACCTAACTACAATAGATGTCAATGCTGCCTATTTTCCTAGTGGAGTTACTGGTCCTATAGCAGATTATATTAAAAATAACACAGTAGCTTCTAATAACCCTACCCCAGCAGCTGGTGGTAGAAGTGGTGATCAAATTGAAGAAATTAGACAAAATGCATTATATGCCTACCAATCCCAATTACGTGCTGTAACTAGAGAAGACTATATGGTTCGTGCTTTATCACTACCAACTGATTATGGTTCAATAGCTAAAGTATATGTTACACAAGATGTAGCTAGTGAAATGTTAGCTACACCAACAGTAGCAACTACTGAGGAACGTAATCCATTATCATTAGACATGTACATATTAGCTTATAATACTAATAAGCAGTTAATAACAGCAGCAACTACATTAAAAGAAAATTTAGCTGCTTATCTTAATCAATATAGAATGGTTACTGATGCTATCAATATTAAAGATGCGTTTTATATTAATATTGGTGTTAATTTTGATATAGTAGTAGCTAGTGGATATAACAACAATGATGTTGTAACTAATTGTATAAATACTTTAAAAGATCATTTTAGTATAGAAAAGTGGACTATCAATCAACCTATTATATTATCTGATATTACATATAAATTATTACAAATTAAGGGAGTCCAAACAGTGTCTAAACTTGAAATTATTAATAAACAAGGAGGAGACTATTCCCAGTACGCGTATGATATACCAGGTGCAACAAAGCAAGGTACTATATATCCCTCACTAGACCCAAGTGTATTTGAAGTTAGATACCCTAACACAGACATACAAGGTAGAGTAGTACCTTTTAGTATCTAAAAGCTATAAGCTACCATATTTATATGTAGTAATCATGTAATTATGGCAATTTACAAAATATTCCCGGAAAAATCCGCAACTCTTTATTCATACTACCCAACAACTAATGCTGGGTTAGATGAAATACTAGAACTTAGTACATTCGAAACTATCGAAAGTACGTACGAAGTAGCTCGTCCTATTATTAAATTTCCGCAAGCCGAAATACTAGATATAATTAATAATAAAGCTAGTGGTTCTACATGGAATGCTTATTTAAAATTATCATTAGCTAATGCATCTCAAGTACCTTTAGATTACACTATATTTTGCCATCCATTAGCCGCTGATTGGAACGTAGGTAGTGGCCGATTTGGAAATTCACCTGCTACTACAGATGGCGTAAGTTGGCAATTTAAAGATCAATTAAGCGGAAGCGGATGGTTAGACACAATTCCTACTGGTACTACGGGATCATATAATCCAACAGGCAACACAGGAGGTGGTTTATGGTGGACTGGTTCATCATATATAGCTAGTCAATCATTTAATCATGTTGATTCGTTTGATATTAATTTAAATGTAACTAATACTGTAGGGGCATGGACAGGTAGTGTATTTTCAAATTATGGTTTCATATTAAAACACAGCAGTTCATTAGAATTTACATCTGCTTCTAAATTTGAAACCAAATATTTTTCAGGAGAAACACATACCATATATCCTCCATGTTTAGAAATAAGGTGGGATGATTTTATATACTCTACAGGATCTTTACAATTTGTTACATCACCTAATATAGTAGCTACATTAGCTAATAACAAATCCGAATACCAACAAAATTCTGTACAACGATTTAGAGTAAATATTCGCGATAGATTTCCTGCTAGGGCATTTTCGTCTACATCTGTATATTTAAATAATAAAGTATTTCTTAGAACAGATGTTCCACTTTATCAAATAAAAGATTTGGATACCGAAGAAATTGTCGTAGATTATGACTCAACTTATACTAGAGTATGTGCTGATCCAACAGGTAATTACTTCGATGTTTACATGAATGGATTAGAACCTGAACGTTATTATAAAATATTAATTAAAGTAACTATAAGTGGTACAACATTAGTATTAGATGATAATTATTATTTTAAAGTTATAAGATAATATGTCGCAAATTCCTATAGAAAAAACAGTATTTGATAAAAATCAATTTGGTAGAGTAATTAATACTCAATTTAGTCAATTACTTAATAATGAAGGTGAAGGGGAAACACCTACCTTTACGTTAGAGGATTTTTTTCAACTATATGAAGATTTATTTTATCAAATTCCAAAAGAAGGTGACACCGATTCACATAGGTATATTTTAGAAAAAGAAGCAGAATATTTAGGAATAATCATAAGCCAGGACGATATTCAGGCATTATTAGATGAAATCACTAATCTAAGACAACAAGTATTAGATACACAAACTGCTCTTGATGAACTAAGTAAAGCAACAACAAATAGATAATGGCAAGTAATATAAAAATAGTAGGTAATATATTAAGTACTACCCAAGTTTCGCGTTATTCTGAGGATGATCTTAAATTAATTGCATCACAAAGAATACAAGAAGATTTTGGTGGAGAAAATGACTATATAGAATATCATATATATGATGTAGCAGATAACCTACTTAATACCAATTATAATTATTTAAAATATAAATTACCATCTACTGTTTCTCTCAAACCAGGAGTAACTACTCTCCCTAATACAACCGGAGAAATTCAGACAGAAAATATTGGTATTGACTCAACTTTAGCTACACCAACAAGTTCATTATATCCTATCATTGAAATAGATCCTGTTCAAGATTTACAAGATTTAGGATATTCATCTGGTGAGTTTAAAGTTAGATATAATTTATTTCAAACCAAATTATCTAACTATATTGATTCTGCTCTATTTGTTAAAGAAATATCACAAGATAGAACAGAAATACGATTAGCATCTACTACTTTAACAAATGATGAAATTGAGTCTGTTACTTTATCTCTTATAGATGAAATAAATACTTCACCTTATTATGTAAGTTATTTACTTAATTTTGGGGATAATAAACAATATGTTACTGTTAATACAGCATTAAATAAAGCTCCTGAAGGATACGAGGTATTATTTAAATTATACGAACCATTACCCCTAGAAGTACAGGAAAAACAAACATTATGGCTTGTTGAAGAAAAAGTTGAGCCATATATTTTTGATATTAATCTAGATAAATTAATTACTCCTCCACCGCCTCCAACATTACGCGGCCCTAATTTTGATATTCCTATTAGTGAAAACCAAGGAACTGTATCTTCTACATACCAAACATATGATGCCTTAGTAAATAATATACAATCACTACAGCAAAATTCATATCATCAAATATTAAACTTACTAGCAACTCAGAGTATTAATATAAATGTTGATTATGCTAATTATAATAATTTTGTATTTTTTGGATCGGCAAATCAACGCCTAGCAAATTTTCGCAACAAATTATTAGATATTGAATTCTACACAAATTATATAAATACTAGCTCATCACTAGCTACAACTACACCTAACTTATCATCCGAATTAAATAGGTACTCAGCTAGCATTAATGATATTATTTCTAAATTTGATGGATATGAGCGTTATTTATATTTTGAATCAAGTTCATACGCTTGGCCTAAAATATCAGCAACTAAACCATTTACACTTTATTCAGTAACATCATCACAAGCTATAACTTGGTATAATACTAATATAAGTACTGCTCAAAGTTATGATGCTACTAATTACAATAATTTAGAGTATGCTGTTCCTGTTTATTTAAAAGACGATACAAATAACCAACCATTCCTTACTTTCCTAAATATGGTTGGTCATTATTTTGACAATATTTGGATTTATCTTAAAGCAATAACTGATATTAATTTAGCTAATAATAGTTTAACTGAAGGTATATCTAAAGATTTAGTATATGAGCGTTTAAAATCATTAGGTCTTAAATTATATAATAGTCAAGCAGGTGAAAATGTTAACCAATTTTTAATAGGAGCTAATACTGGTAGCAGTACATGGGACAATAATATTACAGTTACAGGTAGTTATTTAAATAACATACCACGTAAAGATTTAGTAGCAGAATTATATAAGCGTATCTATCATAACTTACCATTATTGTTAAAACAAAAAGGTACTGTTGCTGGTTTAGATACATTAATGACTATTTTTGGTATACCAAACCAAACATATTATACAATAGGTAGTAGCTCATTTTATACTCCTACCGGTAGTGCAGCTACCGCTAGTATA